GCTTGTTGATGGGCTCTCCTGAAGGATCGCTAGTTGGGAGTGCTTCGAGTTGGTTGAGCACTTCCGCCAGATTGACGCCTCTCTTGAGCAGTTTTAAACGAACCATTAAATTTTGGACCACGGTGATCGGGTCTTGGGATGGTTCGCTCTGGTCGAGGTGTTCCGCCATTTTGGGCTTCGACAGCAGGCTCTCGATTGAACGACGAAGTTTTGTCGTCATAACCTCGAGGGACTTGATGAAAGCCGCCACGTCTTTCTCGACGGCTTCCTCTGCTGTTGGCAACACTGACATTTGCACTGCAATGAGGCTGACCATTCCCTCGATTTCTTTTGGGAGGTCGGCTACTTGGTCCTTGACTGTTTTGATTGTTGACATATTGATCGTGTTTTAATTGACGATCGTCCACCCGGCCCACTGGTTGAGCCTCCGCATCTAGTGTATCAACTAAGGCAACCGGTTCTTCATCACGATTTACTGTGATTTGGGCCGACCAAATATCATTGGTTGTTTCTAATGTCCGTTGAGTCATGCGCAGGACGGCTTCGTCAATACCTGTCCTTGCTGCTGTGACTTGCATCATTAGTTCCGCATCTGCGGGATCTTGGGGCCATGCCCCTCCATACGTCAACCAATATGGTTTTTCGCGGTCGACGGTCTTTCGGGAATCTCGTTTTTCCTTTGTTTCAGCGGTTGGTTCATAGAGCCTGACAATCATTCTGCAATAATCAGCAGTGATTGGGCTCAAGCCATCCGTCACCAGATACCCGGAGACACGGTCAATAGCAGCTGATGCTATTGGGATGTTAGGGTCTCTGGACGTCAGGTGTAGCTTTCTCCAGGTTCTAAGGGGGTCCTGCATGGACGTCGTGGTAATCGTTGGGTCAACGAAAACTCGGGCCAAAAATGTTACACCCTTAGAGGGGTCTGGCCTCTCGACTTTTAATTCCATGCCGACACTCGCAGCTGTCTTCGCGAAAGCTTTACTGTACTGTTGGTCAAACAACGAGTCATCTCCGAAACACAACCCTATTTGCTGAAATGCCTCAGATGGTTTGAGGTCAGGGTTGGTCATTCGAATGGAGGAGTATTGTATGAAGGCGTTTAGAACCGTATTCATGTCGCAAGTTGTTGGCGACCCGCTCTTCACTCCGACTCCAGCCTCGTATTGAAAGCCAAATTTCTTGGCGCGGGCTGGGCAGGAGATTAACATGTCAGTGAATACTAGCAACTCAGGTTTCACTGTAGGGTGGAACCATCGATGGTAAGTCGCGTTCATGACATGGCGTTGAAGCCAGTCAGAAACGGTACCGTCCATGTTGCTGTAGTCGCCCTCGATTGGTGTGACGACTTCGCTGCAGTATTCGACTACGCGTTGGGCTATCTGCTCCGGCGTTGAACCAGGGCAGAACCAATGCTTGTTGTGTTCCGCATGAAGGACTTCATTTCTAAATGAAAGAGTGTATGATGACATCTTCAATAGGAATCGCGCGTCGTTGAAAGCGGATATTATACGACCGTTCTTGTTTGTCGGTTCATTCTTAACGAAAGCTTCGATCAACTTGCGGACTGGGGTGTCAGCAGTTTCCCAAATTTGCTTAATTGCGAGCACCTGCGATGGCTTATCCAATGCGGAGACGGTGTCCTCTAATGAAAGCGGAACGCCGACCGATGGTTCGGGGACAACTAAGCAAACGAATTCTTCAGCTAAAGTTTGAAAACGTTTGTGGGGGATCTTGATGTTTCGGACGATGGTAACCCTGCGGTCAACAGACAACGACATGGTTTCCCAGCGTTTTATTGCCGGGACCACATTCTGGTCTGATACGACAGGGGCCGAATAGGATCGAAAGCTCGTTTCAGGTTCTTCGGCTTCACTACTCAATGGCCAGTGGACTTGTGGGAGTGTTGGTTTTCCAACACGAGACGGGTCAACGGCGACCGTCTCGCCCTTACGAAAGTATTGCCCTACCATTGCCAGAACGACGGGATCGGTATATTTCATCCCGAGCATCCGTGTGGTAACTGACTGGGCTGTTGCTAAAGCCATTAGCACGTCGAAATCGGTTTTCTTGAGTTCGACGTGTGCGTCTTCGTTCTCCCTACCGAGGCTGATGATTTGAGTGTTGTCATCTGCCAGGTGCACGAGAGTGTTCCAACCAGCACAACGTTCATCTCTGTACGTCATGCGCTTGATTGTTCGTGCATTAAGGTCGGAAGGCAGCCACGTTATTTTCCAAAACGTGTGCTGCGGTATTAACCAAACGAGAGCGCGGTGTTTGCAGGCTTTCCAATGGCGGGCGTGATGGATCTTCTGCAAGGTGTATTTTCGGATACCTATCAACCCAAGCAAGTAATCCAACAAACTTGACTTTGGTGTGGCGAACATGGCGAATTCTCCGGCCGAGCACCAGTCCCACACTTTGTGGTTCCAGCGTCCTCCTCCACTTACCGTGTAATCGACAGTGTTGTCTTTTATTCTGAATGGCGAATCCCCGTCGAGACCAGCCACTTCCACTGGATTGAAAGTGTGGAAGATTGCCGGGACAGGGTAGCCTAAGAACAATGACAGATCACGTATGTAATAGTCGATGTCGATTCCAACGATGATTTGGCCGGGTTGCGGGATGTCGCTTGATATTGTTTTATGTAGGTCTCCGGGTGCGTAATGTTGGTGGACGCCCGACGTTTCGTCGACGGATTTTCCGCCAGACGATATTTCGAACTTGGTGCAGCCTTGAGCTGTGATGGAGTTAGTGATTAAGCTACGGGCTGCATCACGCACTGCGCCAGAGATGGCGTGTCCATTGTCGTTCAAACGCGATGGTTCAACATTCAACGCGGAATGCAATGGAAACCAATTGCAGGAAACTTTCGTTTTCGTGTTGTCGATGATTGCCCTTTGCAGGGTTCTAGCGACGATGTTCTCGCTCATTGTGGGGTATGGACCGATTTCCATATAAGCCACAATTGTACGGCGTTTGCGCCATAACTGGATGACGGCTACTGAAGTGACAGCCCCTAGCACAAGCGATTTTGCAGATAGGGTAACTGTCCATCCGGTACAAGAATGAAAATTCATCGCTCGTAACGGCCTTTCCCTCGCCCACAACGACTCCCGCTTGCGCGAAACCCATTCCGGGGT